CATTTGTCCCTTCTTGATGGGGGGTCTCCGTGAATGGCCGAAAACAATGATTGCGTGGGAAAGATGCCGAGCACAATATGAACCCATAAAAGACAGAAAAACGCTAGGTAGCTTTGGGGGATGGAGCACACAAATACCATCCACACAACCCATATCCAGCGCTTCATGCCAGATCCACGCAAGCGAAACATTGCTGATGATGTAAGAATCAACGAAGCCTCAAGCATACTAATTAATATCCTTTTCTGTTTCGTGCTTATAGAGAGCCTGAACATTAAGCCAAAGATCGGCTAGAATATCTATTCTCTCGCTGCGCCTTGGATGTCTTGAAATGTCAATAAGAAGCTCTGTCGAGCGCCTTATTAATGATTCTTCACTGTTCATTGATGGCCTCCTCCAGATCAACAATAGCCCTGCCAAGATTATTTCTAACCCCGTCATGGTCGATATGGGCATAAGCATCGCGCATGGCCTCAAGAGCGCGGGTGATTATTTCAATCTCGTCTTTGGTCATATGCGGATCCTTATTCGTACCCAAGCTCTTTTCGTGTCCATGCGTCACGGTTTTTTACAATTGCATGGCTTAAAGCGCTTGGCGGGTTATCGCGCCACCGGTCTTCTTTTGTGTAGCACACGCGACCGCGAACCCTATCTATGGTGCGCCGGATAAAGCCGCGTGCATCGGTATCCGGAAGGGCATCAAATGCGCGTATCAAACGCACAGCGTGGCAGTTTTTCATTGCAACTCCCATTGCTCAATCCTTACTCTACCAATTACCTGACTGCATACACTCAGCACGCTTACAACTTTGTTTGGGTGCTTCTCGGCAAGTCTTATCGCCTCATTGTTGGCGAGTTCAAAAGTTTCATGAAATACGCGAGGCTCGCCGCAACCATGAACCAATACCATATATTCACTTACATTATTCTTTTTCATTTTTTCCTCCCAATATCCCCTTCACCGCCTGTATCGCGGCGTTGGCTACAATCGATGTGGGTCGCGTAGCGTTATTATATATAGCAATAGCCACCGACTCCACCGCCTCATCACTATCCAGCGCGGATAGGTTTAGGGTGCGATGGTTCGCGATAATGTTGCTGGCGCTTCTTAGCCCTATAAGATAATCATCGCTGCACTGCGCTCTAACCGCTCGTGATATTTCCGCCTTTAGCGCGTCCAGCAGCTTTTCGGTTTGTGTGGTCATGATACCCTCGACGGCAGAGCTTCTGCACTCTTAAACGAATCATCATTCCACCAGTGTGTCGATGGATGGAGCGGCAACTCACCGATTGAGCCGTCCTCGTATGTGACCTCAACCGTGTCGCACCCGTTTGCATTTTGCCATGCTTGGCGAATAATACGATAAGAGCTTATAAGTTTCATCTCCCGCTCCATTCGGTTTGTTTGGTCACGGTTTTAGCTCCCGTATAAATTCCAACTGCTCTTTTGATAAAGTTATGCTGCTGGATTCATGAAAACTACCAAGCGCATTATATTGTACGTTTATATTGTAATCGCCACTAGCGCAGCGAACCAAAATTACACGCTTCTCCATAACTTCCGTTCCCTTGTGAAGATATTTGCGTGCGTGCCAATCGTCTTTAGACTCAACCTTTTGCTCAATTTCGTAATTAGCGAGTAATACTGATTCGTGCGTTCTAATCATCACCCCTCCATTCAGTTTGTTTGGTCATAATCCTGCTCGTAAAAATATTAAGCTTAGCCCAAGTAAAATACCCATTTTTAAGCAGAACCACATACCATTAATAAATTCCCTTATTTCATCGTGTGGTTCTACAACAATTCTGCATACTAATTCTTGCTTCATCACCCCCTCCATTTATCTGCTAGTTTTTCTGATTTAATAATTTCCTTTTGTAGGGGCTATCAACCCAACCGCCTCCGCAAGGCTTGTATTTGTCGCTACGTGTGTAAATATTCACAAAGCAATGACAAAAATTGCAGAATCTGGAACCAAACGTATTAAATGACGGAACCTCCATATGGCCGGATTCTTTGCAGACAGGACAGCGCCCTAATATAAAATCTAATAATTTCATTCGCGATTACCTTTCTCCCATTTATCTGCTAGTGCTAGGGCTTCTTTGGCAATGTAAGCGGAGTATGCAACTGCCGCGTTCAATGAGCCGTCTGGATTAATATGCTTGTGCGTAGCAATTCTTTCCAAAGCCTCCCGCATCTTCTCCATGTCCTTCCCCATCTCTGCTGCACAGGCTTGGTAGCCACTAGTGAACATAACGTAATCATCTTGCTGCTGGTCATTCACGTAAGCGCCAGTTACTGTGTATTTAGCGAAGTCGCCCTCGTAATATGATTCGGCGCATCGCTCAAACGCCTGCCTGATTTTATCTTGTGTCATTTTCCCCCCAATAGCTCGTTGATTACAGCGAGCGCATGCTTAACGTCATATTCCGCATCATCATCTCCCGCCAAGTAAGCAGAGCCGTCATTGCGTAAATAATACCTTTGAAATTGGCATTGATTCGCTCTAGCTAAAACCTCCCTCGCCACCTCAAGCGCACGCAGAGTGGTTTGGAGGTCGGCATAAACATCGATTGCCCATTCTTCAAAGTAGGCTCGCTCATCCAGCTCAGCATACTTCTTCATTCGTTCGGTTAGGTTCATTTTTCCTCCGGTTGTTTGGCGGTTGGTTCGCGCTTGATGTCTAGCAATATTGCGGTAGCTCTTTTTATGTCTGCAATCTCTGCCTGTAGCGACATAATTGCCAACTCATAAGACGTAAATATGCTTGGTACATGAATGGTTTTGTGTGCAATTTCTGTTGTTATCCCGCTGTCGTGTGCGGCCGGCGCTATAAATTTAGGGGGAATAGCAACCCTTAAGTCCATGCGCTTAATTGTGTCTATTGCCGTTAATGTTTCTTTTGAAAATGAATACATCACGCACCTCCCTTCTCGCGCCAGCAATCGGGCAGGGATGCGAGGGCTTCCGACAATGTAAATATGCGCTCTCTTATCTTGTGTGCGCTTCTGTCGCCGTTAGAAACAGCCCAAGCCATGCTTGAATTACCCATGAGTTTTGTGTGCGGATTGGTGCGCTGAAAGCAATCTCCCTGCACAATTTCCAAAGGCATTAAATCCTGTATTGAGCCAACAAATTCCCGCATCATCGGCGTGAGTGCGTCAATTACGGCTTGGGCGGCCTCATTAAACTCGTGAGAATATGCATAAACATAATTATCTTTTGTTACCTGCTTAAAAACCCGTCTAGGGTTTTCTTCTTCAGCCTTCCCTGAATCGTAATAATCAGCGCAAATAGCCCTAGCCAGCAGTTCTTTGAGTTCGTCGTTGGTCATAAATACCCCGCATTCTTTGCTTTTTGTAGTCCCTTACGCATAGCCTTGCCGCAATTAACGCCAAGGTGCGTTTCTAAATCCCCCTGCATCACGTCAACCGGATATTTCAACCCCGCAACTAACACCTCAATCAGCGCCTGCTGCTTCTGGGCGAGTTCGCGTGCTTGATAAAACAAATCGTTATTGCCATAAGCCCATGTATTTAACTCAGCAAGTTTAGTTTTTAGGTTCATTACCTCACCCTCCCCATTCTAGCTTTGTCCTCTAGCGCACCAATCAAATCACGCGCTGCCTCGACTGTGAATAATACGCCAACAACAGCCACCGCGCAGCCTAGCGATACTTTAAGCACTTTTGATATGGCCATTATGAAAATCTTTCTGTAAGCATTTTAATAATAATATCTCCAAAAACTTTCGAATGCGGCATTGCTTCAGCAGCTCCCGCAGCATCAACAACCAATTTTACACAAACACCGTAGGCATAAAGGCAATCATCATTTTCACTTACATTTCCATTAATAAATTCACGAGCTAGTTGAATTTTTTGTTTTAATGAATCATTGATTTGTTCTGAATAAACCAACAAGGCCTCTGCACAATCCGCATAAAACATACAAACGTCTTTTTCGTATTCAGAGCGCACGCTGTTTAGGCAAATCAAAGCATCAATGATTCCGCTACCCTCCACAATGGCACTAAACTTCAACGGCTCATCATCTGTATAGGTCTTGCCCAAATGGCTGATTAACTCATTCCATCCTTTTTCACATGACGAATGAGCACGTATTTTATTGAGCGTTGTGGTTATCATATTGCCCTATCGCCTTTCGCCTTCAGATAATCGTTGTAATTCACCGTCGCCATTTCCCGCCACGTCACGCCATAGCGCCGCTCGAACTCAGCTTCTTCCCTGCGCGCCAGATTCATCACGCCGGGGTTGCAGCTATCAGCCGCTTTAAAACAGGTTATAGCTACATCGTTGGCTTTGCGCACCTGCATGGCGAAGGAGTGTGTCATGCATCATCCCCGCCTATTGACATCGGAGGATTAGCCGGTTTTGCGCTATCAAGCAGATATTTTTGAGCGGTGATAACGTAACCGACAGATCTAAGAATTTGCTTGGCAATTTCTGCCCTTGCCATTGCGTCTCTGACGGATATTTTGCCAGCCCTCAAGGCCGCCAAATCCATTATTAAATGGTCTGTGAATGCCAATAGGTCAAAACGTTCGGTTAGCGGTGCTGAGTCAATGTTGTTTTGCATTTTTCAATTCCCTTATAATTAAACTTGCTGCCTGTATTTGCATGGTGTCCTTATACTTGAAATCACGCATTTCCTGATAGCTAAGCACCGGCTTTGCGTAATGTCTTGAGCATATTTTTTCTTTTCCGTCGTGAAGCAAAAGCCAGTTGTCGCGCTCAACGCCACATAAAAAGCATTTGAAAGGAGGCGGGTCTGGCTCTGGTTGAGTGATGGGAATTTTCAATTTTATTTTAGTCATTTTTATGTCCGTTGACGACCTCGTTCGCGCGGCGAACTTGTTGGACAAAAGAATGTCTATTCTGCGCCGTCATCATATGGCCCATCTTTGTCTGCAAAGCAGGACGAACACTCAGATCGAGGATAACTAAACTCGCCTGGGTGTATGTCCCGCTCGCAGCTCCAGCACTTAACGGGATGACTAGAAGGGGATTTGGTCACCCTCTACCCCCTCTTTGGACTCTGGCTTTCTGTCGCCATGAATTTGCTTTTTATAAGCAATATCAAACTCAGGGCTATCCCCAATGATTTTCTGCCAATACTCGGGAAGCTCATTGAATTGCTCTATCTTGAATGAGTCATCAAGAAACAGCGATCGCGGCATATTGCTCATTTTGAAATCAAGCTTCATGCCGGCAGGAAGCGGCATAACCGACTTAAGGTTGGCATAGGTTTTTGATCCGTCCTGAGACTTGTCGTGGGTCACAAGCAGCATGCCGACTTGGCCAATAAGCTTGTCGAGCGACCACGAATCATCAAACTTCTCCTGAGGAAGCCAAGAAGTCAAAAACGCCTTGAGACTGCTTTTTGCGCCCCATGTGTAAGAGAACTTCCTTGTCATGGTGAATGGCCTCCCATCTCCAACATCTGTGCCAATTAGCTCAAAAAACAGAGCTATTTGACGAGACTTATTGTTGTAGGTTTGATTGACCTGCGTTCCCAGATCGAGAACCTGGTAACAAACAAAGTTATGAGTGCCTGCCGGAGCAAGCGCGTAGTTATTTGCCTTGGGTATTGTTAGTGCCATGGTAACCTTCCTTTTTTTTCCATTGTTCAAACGTTACATTAATATCGTGGTTGCGCCGCAAATACTCTCCATAAAGCAAATCGCGCATTATCATTTCGGAAACGCTCTCAAACATTTTTTTCAAGTTCCTTCTTTAAGTGATAAAGTTCAACCATCATTAAAAACCCCTGCTTGGCGCGGTCAAGGTTTGACCACGAGGCATGGGACATATTACCCGAATCGTCTTTGCTGAAACGGATAATGTGATAGCCGCCGGTGATAGGCTTGTCGGGGAAGTTTTCCTCCCACAAAATGCCGTAAGCAGCAATTTGGAATATATAATCAGAGTAAATCTTTTTGCTGGTCTTCCAGTCGCCAAGCGCCAGCTTGCCGTCAATCTCGAGCATGCAATCCAGCGTCCCGCCGAAGCCGTGCTTTTCAGAAACCAGCCTAAGCTCGCTACGCACAATCTCCGCCCTGGTCTGTTCTTTCCAATGCAAAAACTGAAGGAATGCATTGTGAGCCCCTGTTGGTGTTCCGTCTTCATTGGTCGGAAGATCAAGGTGATCGCCCCGCGTCCATGCGTCAATCAGGTTGTGAGCTCCGGTTCCCTCATTGGCGGCCTTGCCACGGACATCTTTATAATCAATCCCCTGAAGGCCAAGATTCCACGCCCACTCAAGCAAATGGTTTGGGTTTTTGAACTCCCCCAGCACTGTTGTTACGCTTGGAATTTTCTTTTTGTCTTGTGTATAATAACCTGCTTTTGGCGTTCCCATGTATTTTCTCCATTTCGCTATAGTGTGAATCCATTTGCTCAATCTGTATCATCCATGCAAGCAGGTCTAGGGACTTGCGATGCTTGGCATAAAAATCTGGCGTAATTTGTTTTGTTAAAACCGAAATCCTGATATTGTCTAAAAATTCCATATAATTCCTCTTGACTTGATATGTTTTATACAGTAAAAAAAGTTATTGTCAATACAAAAAAATAGAAAGGAGGTAAAAATAATGGAAGAAAAACAAAAATACCGTTCGCTTACAATCCGCTTTCGTGAAGGCTTAATTCAGGAAGTGCAGCGCGTAAGCAGGATTGAGGAAGTTTCGGCTTCGGATGTTATCAGAAAAGCGGTGAAAGAATACGTCAATGGCAAATAATGTTTTTACTGACGCGCCTGACATTGGCGAGATCCAGCCGGCCTTGTTTACTGAGAAGCTTGTGCGGAAAAAATCGGGACAGCAAATAACCTCTGGCGAGCAGAGGCCTAATTTTTTGCATCTCGAAAAAACCGGCAAGGCCAAGCCAACCATTGAGAATGTTGAGGCGCTTCTTAATTTTCTTGGCGTTGTGGTTGAGCACAATGTCATCAATAAGCGCATGTTTATCAGACCGGCGCTTGGCAATGTCGATTTGCCTTTTTCCGGCAAGATATGCGATGACAGCGCCGTGGCGTTCTTGGCAAGCAAGGGGGAGGAGTTTGACCTTAACACCAAAAGGCTTGACTCGTACCTTGAAAACATTTCAACACGCAGTCCTGTCAATCCCGTCAAAGACTGGATCGAGGCTAAGCCGTGGGACGGGGTTAGCCGGATCGGAAAGCTTTGCGCCACGGTTCAGGTAAAGGAAAACACCGGCTATCGGGATTTGCTGATTACCACATGGATGGCTCAGGCCATTGCTATTCTCTTTAGCCCCAAGCCAATTCAGGCAAGGGGCGTGCTGGTGTTTCAGGGCAAGCAGCACAGGGGAAAGACGCTCTGGTTTAAATCATTGTTCCCCGAGCCCATCGATAGCTACGCCAAGGAGGGGATGAGTGTTGAGCCAAACAACAGGGACAGCGTCATGGCCTGTCTTAGATATTGGGCTGTTGAGCTGGGCGAGCTCAACGGCATATTTAAGAAGTCGGACATGGAGTCGCTCAAAAGGTTTATAGGCGCAACCAGTGACGTCTGGAGGCTTCCCTATGGTAAAATGGATAGCGAGATGCCCAGGCGAACAGTTTTTTATGCTTCGGTCAATGATCCTATTTTTCTAAGAGATAACGAAAACACACGATTCTGGACGATAGAGGTTGACGGGTGCGACGAAAAGCACGGCATCGATATGCAGCAGGTTTGGGCTCAGGTTCTCTATGACTGGAAAGCCGGTTTAATTAAGCACACCCTATCGCCGGAAGAAATGAAAATACTTGAAGATGAAAACAAAAAATTCACGGTGGCCTCTCCCATTGAGGAAAAAATCCTGCAATATTATGACTGGGAAGACCGCGTCTGCACGCGCTGGATTACGGCCACGCAGGTAGCCATAGAGCTGGGAATCAATAACCCTCATCATGGCGATATTATTAACATTGGCAGAGTATTACACGAGCTTGGATGTCCAACAAGGAGGGTGAACGGTGCAAAACAAATCGCAGTGCCAGACAAAAAAATTATATAATTACTCTAAAAATGATGTCTTGAGCCAGCACTTAAGCAACATTTCTGTTGGCGGGTGTTATTTGAGGGGCGTTGATGCCGGTGAGCTATGGGACATCATATCCGATCATCCCGAAATTTTAATGGCTATGGCCATGACGTGTGAAGCGATCAGCTCGAAACTTCAAGAAGTTTCAGACATGCTTCAGCACCAAGCCTTAAATAAATATCGCTGAAATCATTATCATCGGGCGGATAAAAAATAAAACGCGCCATTGGCCTGCACTTGGCGGCAGATGTTAAACCCGCCTCATCATTATCGGCAGCGATCGCAATGTTTTTGTAGCCATTGTTAAAAAAGTATTTTGTCACAGATGGAAGATTGCCAGCGTTAAAAGCGCAAACACATGATTTGCCGGTAACCATTGAAACGGTGGCGGCGGTGGCGTAACCCTCGGCTATGTAGATCAGGCTTTCGGGCTTAGGATTACCACAAACAAAAAACCCCGCCTTCAATACTGAGCCAGTCATAAATTTTTTAGAGCCGTCCTCATAGATAAATTGCAGGCCTTGAGGGGTTGAGCTAAATCCTCCATAAATGGGTATTATAAGAGAGGAAGGGTATTTTGGCGTCATTGGTAGCTGACGCAAGCCTTCGCTGCTAAAAAGCCCCTTTCTTTTGAAATACGGGTGGTGTGTATAGGGTAGCGCCCTAAACCATAGGGATTGTATTTTTTCGGCTTGTAAAGCCTGAAGCTCGCGCTGCTTGTGGTCAATGTATTGTTTAACAAGGCGTTTTTCGTGTTTTTCCGGCTCACGGTTAAAAGCGGTGATTGTTTCGCCGGTCACAAAATCACCAATAAACACGCCTTCTAAGTCTGATTTTTTAAGAATCAGCATGTAATAGCGATTATTTTTCCCCCATCTAGTAAAGCCTTCTGGCCTAATAGACGGGGGAAAAGGTAAATTGTAATGATTGAAAAGGTCGTTAATCCACATTGTGCGGAACTTCATCCTTAAGTGACGGCCTGAATTGTGCAAGCGCCTCATCTCTCATGCAGTGAACCATTGCGATACACTCATCCATCATGGATTGCGAGCCATAGGGGAGATGATAGCGGAGCATGTTTAGCTTGAGGATTAATCTATCGTGCGGTTTCATCGTTATAACCTTCTATTGGTTTAATGTTAAACTTTTCCCGAGAAATAACCCCCTTCATATAACCATCAAGGTATAAGGCCGACTTTCGGATGTGTTTCCAGTGTGCGGGGTAAGGGGATTTGCAGGGGCGGTAAAAGAGGGCATCGCAAAAGCCGTACCTGTAGGCGGCGTTGTTTGTCATAAAAATCCTATCCTTCCTTGTGCTTCCAGTTCCAGTAAGCAATTGTAAATAAATTCCGGCATCTTTGAGCGAAAGTTGATATGAAGTAGCTCCTTATGCATTGCCTTGGTTGGCGAAAAAACGGGGTTATTGTTGTACATTTCACCAAGAGCCCTGTCAGAAATGTAAAAAGCAATTTTGGCGGCCTTTTCGTTTTTGTTTGTTTCCATAAAAACCCCCTTCACTTCAGAATAAGAATTAAAAGAATACCAATTAAAAGCCATTCGATTAAAGTCATAAATCCCCCTATCGCTTAGCCAGCTTCACTGGGCGCGGGGCGTCCGGCTCGGCAATGGTTGTTAAATAATCCTGATCTTGAAACTGCATTTTGCCAGATAGAAAGCTATGGCATAATGCAGCGGTGAACAGGTTGCTAACCAATAGCGCGGTGATGATGGTGTTTTTCATATAAGCTCCAAAAAGTCATATTGATTACAAAGATTATCAAACAAGGCGCGATTTTTGCGCCAAGCGGATTTTAGCTTGCGATAATCGTCTATACCTTCGCCTCCAGTAAAAAGTAGTGTTTCAGTCTCATTGCAAAGCTTGCGGATAAAAAAACAGCCGCCCGAGTTTGGCGCAAATATAACGCTAAATTTTTTGCTGTTTATGTCTTCAAGTTTAAGGGTTCGCATGTTGGTTGACCTCCACAATCCGAAACTCGCTTGCATCATAGCCGTTGTCTGGCTCGCGTTCGTTCGTGTCTATCTCGGCCTGAATATCGGCTAAGAATTCGGCAAGTTCGCGCTCGGCCTCCTTGCGTGTTGCGAATGTTTGCGGCTTATCGTCAATCAACCATGTGTTAGTCCAGCCTTGGCATAGTGTGTAGTGCTGTACTTCGTAATGTTTCATGGTTTATTCCTCCTCTGCTTTGGCTATAGCGGCGCGGGCTTTTACTAAAATATGCTCCTGAATCGCGTTGCTCGACTTATCTTCAAGAATTTCCCTCAAAATTTCTAGCAACTCTGTTCCAAGGGGCGTTAATTCGGGGTTTATTTCTTTATGGTCTTTGGCGCTTGCACGGCTCATTGCTTGGCGGAATGGTTTTAATGCCGCGCCTGTTTTGCCTTCGGACTTGGCCTTATAAAAGGCTTCCTGTTCCGGCGTGTGCGTTGTTTTGGTGGTTGTCATATAATCCGGCCTCCTATGCTGTGGGTGAGTGTTCAATTATTTCGATATAAGCAACATTGCTATTGTTTACGGAAAGCAAAGCCGCTTCCTTGTACGCAAGCCACATGTCGCTAAAACCTTGTAACTCGTGCTTAGTCCAATTCCCGTATTTATCGTGCTTTTCGTATGTGATCATAAACATAATCTTCCCTTTCAATGGTTGTTAGTTGCTAGGTATTATCGGCAAGGCTTGCCAGTGCCTTGCCTGTAATAGCTAGAACTGCTTATAACCCGCTAAAGAATAGAGCACGTTTGACAAACACCTTTCATAGCCTGCAAGCTCTCCTTTTGCCTTTAAGCTGATCGAGTCGCTTTTAAAGTGTTTTTCTGTTTCCTGCCTAGCCTTTGCAAGCTCGCTTTGCAGGTGAGCGCGAAAATCATCTAGGTTAAATTTTTTCATAATCTAATTCCTTTCGTTAGCGTTTGAATGATGCAACCAGCCAAGCCAGTCCTAAAGAGAGCATGAATATAGCCAGTAGTAGTGTTGCGGTGTACAGGTTAGCAAATATCATCGTGCTAACCGTGTTTCATGGCAAAGTTTTCCGGCTTCCACGATCAAGCGGGCCTCGCTTTCCGTCAGGTTGTAGTATTCAGCAAAGCGAGCCACGGATATAAAATCGTTTACATAATCCAGATAAGATTCTGCTAGTATGTTTCTAAGATTAGGGATTGTCATAGTATCGCCTTTCAGTTAAAAATTAATGGAACCATGTAACAAGTGCACATTATCAGGGGTGCAATGCTTTGTCAATAGAAAAAATACAAATGATGTAAAAATAAATGTGTAGTGTTGGTGGTGGTGTGGTGTAGGTATATATATTATTATTGTGTGTGTGTATATATTAAGGGATATTAACACATATACGCGTAATAGCAATATAGGCAACTAACCACCACCAACCACCACAAACCACCACCTAAATTTTTGTGAATTGATATATTATAACTGGTTACTAAAGTTATACACATGGTTGCATTTTTGCCACATACACTAAATGGTTAACAAAATGCACAAAATTAACTAATGGTTTTTTTCAAAAATCTGCCTAAAAAATAGGCAGTGGTTAATCAACTGTTGTATATATATCACTGGCAAGATATTTCTTTTGATATTAAACGTGGTTTTTTTAATTACATTAATTGTTGTTAACATAATTCAATGGCCTGATTGCGGTTAACCATTTAACCATGGTTAGCTGGTAAATGGTTAAAGTTGCCAGTAGAAAGCCGGTGTGATAGAGTGATAGAAAGGGTGTTGGACTTTGAAATTTAGCTTTGGGTGGTGTCATCTCTTTCTACCCCAAAAAAAATTTTCCCCAACAAACATACACAACCCATTGAAAAGGCGTAACAATGGACATTAGCACAAAACAAAAGTGGCTTCCACACTTTATTGATTTCCTTGGTCATCTATCGGTAGAAACCAAAGACGATGGCGTTATCAGGCTAAAAGATCAGCTATTCCCCGCCCAGATGATGTTTCTGGAAAGCATCTGTCATGGCCTTGATAATGACGTACATCATTTTGTTTTCCTAAAAGCCCGTCAGCTTGGCATCACCACCATTTCACTGGCCCTCGATCTATTCTGGCTTATGGTCAACGATAACACGCAGGGGGCGCTCATCTGCGATACTGATGGCAACCGTGACAGGTTCAGGGTTATTCTTGAAAAATATATTGAGTCATTGCCAAAAGGAGCAAGGGTTCCAATTAAGAAGCACAACAGAACGGTGCTGGTTCTGGAGAATGGAAGCGTGCTTGATTATCTGGTTGCTGGTAAGAGGAAGAATTCTGATCTTGGTCGTGGTAGGGCGCTGAACTTTCTGCACGCAACAGAGGTCTCGAGCTACGGGGACCAGGATGCGGTCAGCTCATTGATGGCCACGCTTTCTGAAAAACACCCCGACCGACTTTACATTTTTGAATCCACCGCCAAAGGTTTCAACCTTTTCTGGGATATGTGGGAGAGTGCGAAAGCCGATGAGGAGACGCAAAAGGGGACCTTCATTGGCTGGTGGGCCAAGGACTCGTACAAAGTCGATAAAAACTCGGATGTCTATAAAAAATACTGGGAGATTGATCCCTACCTGACCGAAGAAGAAGATGATCTGGTTAAGCAGTGTCCGGTAGAGATTTCGAGCGAGCAGATTGCCTGGTATCGGTGGAAACAGTCGACAAGGATCTCCGGCGAAGGGATGATGTCTCAGGAGTATCCGTGGACTGCCGATCAGGCCTTCATTTCTACCGGAAGGGGATTCTTTCCAAGAAAACAGGTGGCCGAGAATATCCTGCACATGGAAAAGGAGCCCGTACCGTACAAGGGCTTTTGGTATAAAATGACCGAAAGCATGGGGGATCTTGAGTTGATACCGGCTGAGTCAAGGGACCAGTCAAACCTTAAGATATGGGAAACGCCTAACCGTTTTGGAAAATATGTGATTGGGTTTGATCCCTCCTACGGAGGGTCTTCTGAGTGCGACAATCACGCCATACTGGTGTTTAGATGTTTTGCCGACAGGCTGGTGCAGGTTGCGGAGTTTACAACACCCGTACCGGAAACTTATCAGGTCACATGGGCGCTGGCCCACCTTGCCGCCACCTATTCCGATTGCTTAATCAACCTTGAAATATTTGGCCCCGGTAAGGTTGTAATGCAGGAGCTTGCTCATCAGAGACAGCTTATTCTGGCCGGAGTGTACAAGGATGTGGTCAATAGACCCGATTTGCTGGATGCGCTTTCGAGCGCAAAATGGTATATGTACAACAGGCCGGATTCGCCTGGCGCTGGGTATGCCTATAACTTTTCTACTACCGCCGACACAAAGTTAATGATACTTAACAAGATGCGGGATTGCTACATAACGGGGCAACTCGAGATCAGAAGCTACCCGCTTCTTTGTGAAATGCAGACGATGGAGCAGGATGGATATTCGGTGGCTGCTTCTGGAAAAAATAGAGATGACAGGGTTATGGCCTGCGCCCTTGCAGTTGAGGCGTGGACAAAATGGATAAGACCGTCTATGATAGCGTCTGGTCAAACGATGGCACACGAGGCTAGCAGGATTGCTGCTATTGGTCAGCAGGAGCTTAGCCCGTTTCATGAAAGAATAATTACCGGATTTATTGCTGATATTAACGCAACTGAGGAATCAATAAGGCAGAAGGAGTTATGGGGCGAATGGCTAGATACATAAGGGCGAGCTGCGATGATTGTGGTCACGCATGGGCGGGATGGTATGAATCCAAAAGGAGTCATGTTAAGTGCCCAAAATGCACAGGGGCAAATAATTTTCAGCCGGTGTCCGATCCGTCGGAACCAAAAGAGAACTGGAGCCTTAATATTGGCGGATCGGCTAAGTCTAAGGGCGTCGATTTGGCATGGAACGAGATGCAGAAAATGGGATACACCGATATGAAGGATAATCTCCGCGAAGGAGATACCGCCATACCAAATAATCCCGTCTCAAAAACCATGCAGCAGATGGGCGGATTCTATCAGAATGGCGCAACATATCTAAAGCAGGCGGAAGCCGCTACGGCGACAAGAAGTTCTGTGGGGGCCATTGACCCTCTTTCTTCAATCAAAACCCAATCAGACCCGCTTAAAACGGGGGCAAGGCTAGTTCGATGAAAATACCAAAGTCCAAGATAGGTTCTTTTGCGAGTGAACTAAAAGATTATTGCCTTTATTCTCAAGACGACAGGATGGACTCCTACCGGCAATATCTCAGTTATTACAATACTGGATCGGGCCGTGGAGCGATGTCCATTTATAATCGCTGCTTTGTTCATATTGACAGGCTATCGAGCTATCTGTTCTCTCCTGGCGCCATTAATTTTGCAATGGATTTTGACGATAGCACCGTTTCGGACTACATGGAGATGGGCGTCACAGCCTCTCGTGTTCTAAGCCATGAGTTTGGGGCCTCCAATAGCGATATGGTATTTTCTTCAGGCGTTGATAAGGCGCTAATTAAGGGTTCGACATTTTTCAAATCGAATTGGGGCAGTGCCGGACTTGAGGCCACCATTGTACAGCCAGAAATGATGGGGGTTTACCGAGAGGACATTAATGGCCTCGAGCGTCAGGAGGCCTTTGTTCATTGCATGTATCTAACCCGCGGTCAGTTTAAGCGGCTTGTTAGCGGAAACCCAAGAAAGGCCGAGCTTATTGCAAAGGCAGAGGCAATGCTTGAACGCAGGAAAAATGACGAAGAAGACGCTACGATTGCATCGATTATCAATATTGGCGGCATCAATCCGATCAGCTACACCGGCGCTCCGCAAATGCAGAATCGCGGATCATCCAATTGGCTGGGAGGTTCCGGGGTTCCTATTATATCGCCCCAAGTGGCCGTTGAGCTTATTCCGCTTTATGAGCTTTGGGTTCAGGACGACGATCGCCAGGACTGGACAACCATCCAGTTTGTTGACGAAGATATTGTTATCGAGGGAGAGCTCCGTCATCGCAATTTGTGCGGCGTTAGGGACGAAATTCCCTTCACTCAAATATGCCCAAACTATACTCAGGGATACTTTTGGGGAAGGTCAGAACTTGAGCAGCTAACCAAGCTTCAAAACCTTATCAGCAAGCGAATTGATGATATTGACAGAATTTTCAGGCTCAGAGCCAATCCGCCACGAGCTATTATTGGCTCGAGCGGTCTCTCCCAAGAGCAAAAAACAGCTATGGGATTGCCTGGCGGCTTATTTACAGACGCGGCTCCAAACATAAAAATTGAAAATTTGGCTCCAGAGCTTCCTCCCGAAGCATTTGAGCAGCTTAATCAGGTTATCCAGTATTTTGATGACGTTGCCGGATTTAAGCCGATCATGGGCGGAGAGGGCGAGCCTGGCGTAAGGGCGGGAACGCACGCCGAAACCCTTGTCAGGACAGCGTCGCCACGCATGCGCGACAAAGCAATTATGATTGAACGGCAATGCTCCGCAGCGGGTCATTACTGCTTTAAGCTTATGCAAAACAAAGACGCCCAGGTGTACAAAACCCCAAGCAAAAAAGAGTTTCTTTTATCGCAAATTCCTGATGATTTTACCATTCAGGTTGATTCTCACTCAACATCTCCGGCGTTTTCCAATGACGCAATTGAAAAGGCAACGCTTCTTCTTAACGCCGGTGCTATCAGCAACGAGGACTTTATACGCATTATTCATCCTCCGTTTGAAGACATGCTTGCCGAGAAAGCCAGAAAAGCCGACGAATCCTCTGCGGAATTCAAACAGCAGATACTAAATATTGTAAAGCAGGACCCGGCCAATAATTCGACATTGCTTTCTAAGATGATTAAGTAATCAATATATAGTTTGACAGGAATTAATTTGTTCTGTATGTTGTGCTTGTCGGTAACTGGTACGGCGTGTCCCAAGCAAACCGATAACTAGATATGGAGAAAACGATGCGTAAAGGTCGTAAAGCCGGTCGTAAAGTAAAAAGCTGCAAATAACTGCTTTTTATTAAGAGGTAAATATGGTTATGCCTAACGAACAGTTTGGTAATCCCGAAATGGGGTATGCGCCGGCGACCCAGGACACTGGTAATCCCGGTGCATTAGCCAATGCGTCGGCACAAATCCAGCAGGCGGTAAAAATTTTAGAGACCGTTTTATCTGCCGTTCCAATCGGAACCAAGCAATATAATTCAGTTATCGAATCAATTAAGCGCCTTTCTTCCAACTTTCCGGCAAACGAAGGATCGCCAGGCGTTCAGGATACCGCAATCGAATCAATGCTCCTTGAGCAGCAAAGAATGGCCCCCATGAATGCTATTATGCGTGCAATGGCAGCGCCACAACCAACCCAACCCCCACCAATCATGTAAGGATATTTTTATGGCTGAAATAAAATCAGGTTTTCCCACCCCCGCAGTTGACGGTCTGGTTGAGAACAAAAAGAAATTTGTTGTTGTTGACCAGAGCTCGATGGGCGTTGGCAGCACCGCGAAGCAGGTTCGCGCTAACATCAAAAATGATATGTCTGTTGATTATACCATCAGCGGCGGCAAGAAGTAACTAATCGAAAGGAAAAGGCGATATGTCAGACAATACTGTAGAGTTAAGCAAAGAGGAGTTTGAGACGTTAAAGGCGGCTTACGATCTTCAGAATGCCCTTTATTCTAAAAACCGCAAAGGTTACGAAAAGCTGACAAAGGAAGTTTTCCCGGAGCATGTTCGCACCACTGAAGAAGAACTCAATCCTTATTTTGAGCCCCTCAAGGAAAAAGTTGAGGAAATTAGCAAGTGGAAAGAAAACATAAGCGCTTCCGCAAAGGAAATGGCCGAAAGAGAAAAATTTGCTGAGCTTAAAAAAAACTACGGTCTTACAGATGATGGCGAAAAAGAAGTTCGCAAAATGATGAAAGATCGCGGAATTGGCGACCCTGAAGCCGCTGTTGCGCTTTGGGAAAAACAGAATCCTGCAAAATCTGCTGCTGAAGAAGCCTACTCAACCAACCCGTTTGCGGTTGTTGAGGGAGAAGATGATTTTGCTAAAAAGTTAAGCGCAAATCCCGACAGGGCGGCGCGTGAAATGGCGATGAAAACCCTAAGAGAACTACGTTCAAATTCGTAAAGGAGTATTATAAATGCCCGTCGCAGGACAAGGAATGGTTCCATCGGGAGCGTCGTTCAATGAGCTTTCAGCCGTTGTCAACCGCTCTTTCATCCCGAAGCTGGTAGTCCAGCTTTATCGTTCAACCCCCGTGCTTTCGCTCATGATGCGCAATGCGCAGCTTGCTGGCGGCGGTATGTCGCAGATTGCGGTTCCCGTTCAGGGCTCGTCGCTGGTGAACTATAGCTATACCGATTATACCGGTAGCTATGCTCAGCCTCCCGTCATTAACTCGATCCAGACCGCTGAGTTCAATCTCAGCCTTGGCGTTTGCCCTGTTCCGATGGTTGGTCCGGAGGCGCTTGTTCAGGATGACAGCACCATCATCAACCTTGTCGAAGCCCGTATGGCTGATGCAAAAACCGTGATTCAGAATCAGGTATCTCGCGACCTTCTGGTCAATGATAATACCGCAAACACTCTGGCTCCGTTTGGTCTTCGTCAGATTTACAACACCGGCGCCAACTTCTCAACCTACGGCAATATCAACCGTACCGCTGCCGGCAACAGCTTCTGGAACGGCAACATTGTTACCAGCGCAGGCGCAATCCTGACTCGAGCAGCAATGACCAATCGTATTGTTCAGGCTACCGCACTTGCTGGCGGCGAATCGCCCGATGCAATTATTATGTCGATGGCTGACTGGTCAACGCTCGCTCAGGACTTTATTGGCCAAGAGCGCTATATGACTACCGCCAATACATTTAATGAGCGCGAGGGTCAGAATGCTGGCTTTACTGCTCTTAGCATCCTCAATGTTCCGATTTTTGCCGATCCCTCTTGCCCTGTTGGCACGATTTACATGCTTAACAGCAAGTATCTGGCAATGTACATTCACCGCAATGCAAACTTTGCTTTCAGCGGCTTCCAGTCCACGATTCCAAACCTCCAGTTTGGCTATCTCGGCTTGATTCTGCTGGCGTTCCAGTTTGTTTGCACAAAACCAGCCTCCGGACTCCAGATTACTGGCGTTACCGGCGGTGGTTTCTAATAAGGGAGATTATCAATGGCATCACCTCGCATTGGAGTTCCGGGACTCGTTCCTTCGCTCCTTGGTCAAACCAGCAACCTCATCAGCCTTCCGGCTGGCGCGGCATACAATATTCCTGCTGGCGACTATTTCATTCAAACCGGCCCTCGCACCGTTTTGCAAATTGCCGATTCAATTACCGGACAGTATCGCAACTTTCCAACCGCAAACTCGTATGATTGCCGAATCAACTCTGATGGCGCAAACTTCCGTCTCGTGAACGTAAGCGGTTGCCTTGTTGGCTCTGTTATTACCACCGCCGGCAGCGGTTATACCAACGGTATTTTTGTAAACGGCGTGTCAACGTCTACCGGCGCGGCAGGTATTCTTGCGACGCCATCAGCAGGCGGCGCAACCTTTACCTGTATTGTTGGCGGCACTGTTAATACTACCGCAACCATTACTGCCGGCGGCT